AGAGGCGAAAACAAAACGAGGTCTATACTGATGTGCGAGAGAATTTTCTAGGCAACACACCAGTCTGACAAGTTTGCCAGAGCAAGATGGCGAGCCAAGTTCACCATAGGCGAGGAAGGTTCGGGGATAGGCTAAACGAGGTAGAGTTTTTCTTGGCGGTGTGCTTCGAGTGCCATCATCAAATCCATATGAACCCCGCTTGGGCGTATGCAAAAGATTATCTGGTTAAGAGATGAAAATAGTTGTTGACGATTTAAAATAAACTCAATAAAACATTGAGAAATGAAATCCTCAATAGCACAACAAATTAAGGCAATCGCAAAATTTCCTCTTGAAGAAAGGGTGAATGCGATAAACGAAATTAAAATACAGCTTCACGAAATCAGTCCGTTTGCAACCGAGCCAGTAGATTGCGTTTTATGGGTTAAGCAAAATGATGTTCACGCCAACGACTACAACCCCAACAGCGTTGCACCACCAGAAATGGAGCTATTGAAAGTTTCAATTTTGTCTGATGGATATACCCAGCCAATCGTTGCTATGCCGAACGAGAATGGTCAATTTGAGGTAATTGACGGATTCCACAGAAATCGATGTGGCAAAGAAGATTTAGATATTAGAACTAGGGTGATGGGCTATTTGCCAATCGTAAAAATTAAAGAGGATAGAACAGATAAAAGCGACCGCATAGCCGCAACCATTCGCCACAATCGAGCAAGGGGCAAGCATAAGGTTGAAGCTATGTCGGATATTGTTGTTGAGTTGAAAAGACGGAATTGGTCAGACGAAAAAATATCCAGAGAACTTGGAATGGATCAAGATGAGATTTTAAGGCTCTGCCAGATCACCGGCCTTGCGGATTTGTTCCAAGATCAGCAATTCTCAAAGTCTTGGGATATTGAGGGTCAAGTAACAGAGAAGGATTTTGAAGAACTTACAGATGATATCTCGACATACGGAGAAGAGGCAGAAAAGTTTAGAACTGTAAATACAAGTGATGAAAATCGAATCTTTCACACATACGAAAAGTGGGAGTGCCATAAGGCAGGGTTTTATGCCACAACAAAAGAAGATATGACCAAAACCGAATGTGAGGAGGAATATCGTAAATTCTTATCAGACATTCCAAAGTTTGAAGCAACACTAGAAAAAGTAATTACAGAATGGAAAAACTCTTGCGAGCATTACCTAACCAATAGTTCTATGAATAGAATAGCTTGGCTTGGGCAAGCATCAGCTTGTTATGCTCTTGGAATACCATCATCATACCGGGGCGGGTTCTTTTTGCTTACTGAAGCAGAGCAAGAAGCGGCTAATCAATCTGCCTTGAAATACTTAAACAAGTGGCTAGCTGAAAACAAACGCAAAGAAGTAACTATGGAAGAGGCTTATTCTGGAGATCGGCAATCCGATATTTATTGATATGGCAATTAAAAGATACCACAATGTCAGCGTGTTGGATGCGTCACGGAAAAGAATAAGTGAAACATTCGATAATACAGAAAGGCAATATATAGCTTTTTCTGGTGGGAAAGATAGTAGCGTGATGTTTCACCTTGTTATGGAAGAGGCCATAAAGAGGAACAAAAAGATAGGGGTAATGTTTATTGACCTTGAAGCCCAATACTCTGAAACAATAGCTCACGCCAAAGAAATGTTCCAGATGTATAGAGATAACATTGACCCGCATTGGATATGTGTTCCAATGCTATTAAGAAATGCAGTAACAAATTATGAGCCAAGATGGAAGGCTTGGGATGAGGAAAAGAAAGATATTTGGGTAAGAGAAAAACCACTATTTGCAAAAGGAATAAAAGACTATCCGTTTGGGATGGATGGAATGGAGTTTGAGGAGTTTATTGTTTTATTTGGCGAATGGTATGGGCAAGGGAAGAAAACAGCGGGGTTTATTGGAATTAGGGCACAAGAAAGCCTCCACAGATATTGTGCTATTGCCACTTGGGAAAAGAAAGACCTTATGCTTGGCGGTCGCAGATGGACAACAAAGATAGTTGATAATGTTTATAATGTTTATCCTATATATGATTGGCTAACTGAAGATATATGGAGATTCCATTCAAAATACAAAGACAAGCCGCACAATAGAATATACGACAAAATGCATATGGCCGGGGTGAAAATTAGTCAGCAAAGGTTGTGTCAACCATTTGGAGACGATCAAAGAAGGGGGCTTTGGCTATACCACATTTTAGAACCTCAAACTTGGTTCAGGCTAATAGCTAGGGTAAATGGTGCTAATTCTGGTTCTTTGTATATAGAGGAAAGGGGAAACATAAATGGATATAACAAGATAACAAAACCAGAAAAGCATACTTGGAAAAGTTTTTGCAATCTTCTACTTGCAACGATGCCACAAAAAACAAGAGATCATTATGCCGTAAGATTTAAGAAATTTATTTATGGGTGGCATCAAAGGGGATATGCAACAATACCAGAAGAAGCACCGCACGAATTAGAGGTTAAATGCTGGGCACCGTCTTGGAGGAGAATGTGCAGGGTTTTATTGAGAAATGACTATTGGTGCAAGGGGCTTGGACAAGCACAGCCAAAGAGCGAGGCGTATCAAAAGTATAAAGAAATAAAGAAGAAAAGAAAAGAAGAGAAGAACAAAACGGCAGAAAGCCTCTTTGATGACAAACCTTGCTTCAATTAAAGATTTTGCTAGGTCAATCTTTGAGCCAGCAGAAAAACTCTCAATCCCAGAATGGGCAGAGAAAAACTTAACCCTTTCGGCAAGAGTAACCAACATACCCGGAGCGTACTCGACAACCCTCACACCCTATGTCCGTGAGCCACTAGAGGCTTTTGGCGATGATTCGATTCGTAGGGTGGTGCTGGTATGGGGGGCACAAACAAGTAAGACCACAACGATTCTGGCTGGGCTAGCGTACCGAGTGGCAGAGCGACCTTGCCCAGTCTTGTGGGTAATGCCTAGCGAGCATTTGGCCAGATCATTCACAGAAACTAGGTGGTTGCCAATGATTGACGATTGCCCAGCCCTAGCGAAAGAAAAGCCAGACAACACCGACAAAATCAAAATCCTAGAGCAACACTTTAAGCGATGCTCGGTATGGTGGGCTGGCACTAGCCCCTCGGCTCTTTCCAGTCGCTCGATTGCCTTGTTGTGTATGGATGAGGTAGACAAGTTTCCAGAGCAAGCGGGGTCGGGGCGAGAGGCCAACCCAGTTCAATTAGCAGAGGCACGAGTCAGCACCTATCCCAACCATCTCATCATAGCTACCAGCACCCCGACAACTGCCGACTCAATTATTTGGAGTGAGTGGCAGAAGGGCGATATGCGTTTTTACTTCGTCCCTTGTCCTCATTGTGGGCATAAGCAGAAGCTGGTCTGGGGGCAAGTGAAGTGGGACGAGGCGGCAAAGATTGAGGATGGGGTTTATGACTACAAGCTAGTTAAATCCTCGACCTACTACGAGTGCGAGGGGTGCAAGGAAAAGATTACGGACGGACAGAAAACCAAGATGCTTCGAGAGGGAGAGTGGCGGGCAACCAATCTAAAGGGTGAACCAGCTAGACGCTCCTATCATCTTAACGGCCTATATGCCCCTTGGGTTAGCTTCGGAAGTTTGGCGGTGAAGTTTCTGCAAGACAAACACAATGGAATCATTGGCCTACAAGACTTCGTGAACCGAGTTCTAGCAGAGCCTTGGATGGAACACGAGTCGGAGAAGATGGAAATTGTGGCTGGCGATTACAAGATGGGTGAGGTCAGAGTAAATGAGAAACTGATTATGGCTTGCGACATCCAAGAGGCGGGCGGTTTCCACGCTTGGTGCGTTGTGAGGGCTTGGGACATTGAGGGCAGATCGAGGCTAGTATGGGCTGGAAGGTTAGAGACTTGGGGAGACATACAAGCCAAGGCCGAGGAGTTTGGGGTGGAATCGAAGTGCGTTTTCTGCGATTCGGGCGATCAAACCAGAGATGTTTATTATAATTGTTGTAAGAACGGATGGATGGCCTTGGTGGGTTCAGACCGAGCCAGCTTCTCCGAGATTGTGGGCGAGCAAAAACTACAACGCCCTTACGCTCGAATTGCCAATGGAGACCCTTTCAGCGGGAAGGTAGTTCAATCGAAGGCAGGATGGAAATGGAAGTTCTGCCCAGTATGGCGGTGGTCGAACCCATCCATCAAAGACATCCTCTCAAACCTAATCAAAGAACCCGGCTACATCGCATTGGATACCCCCGATGTTTGGCGAGTGCATATCGAAGCAGAGGTGAAGGTGAGGGTAAAGAATCCTATGACTGGCAGGGAAAGGCTTGTCTGGAAACAAGTGGGTAAGCATAATCACTTAATGGATTGCGAGTGTATGAACATCGTGGGTGCGGCCTTGTATGGGCGGTTGAAAGTCTCCCCTGCAAGTTTGACAGAAAGTGAGTTTGATAATGGCGAAGGGTGATTTCATCGGGCTACCCCTTGCCACCCTAACTTCTCTTCGTGATAAGTATATTACTTGTCTTGAAGCGATAGCGGTGGCGGGTTCAAGCTATTCGATAGCGGGGCGTTCTTTCTCAAGGGCGAACCTCGGAGAAGTCCGTGATACTATCGCAGAATTGACTTTAGCTATTGAGTCTGCGAATGGTACTCGTATCCGCACAACCTACGCAAGCTTCTCGTGAAAAAAGCCCAACTCAATTTAATAGATAAAGCCGTTGCTTTTCTGAACCCGCAGGGGGCAGTTAATCGGATGATTGCACGACAAAAGCTCGTCAACTTCTCCTACGATGCGGTTAAATATACAAGGGAAAGAAAAGGGCCGAGTGCCCTTTCTGGTGCAGAAGATTATCACTCTAATTATGACCGAGTAGAGTTAATGAAAAGGGCGAGGGACTTGGCAGAGAATGTTGGCCTTGTCCGTTCAATCCTAATGAAGTTCGCAAGCCATACAGCCGCAAACATTTCCTACCAAGCCCGAACAGAGAACCCCGAAGTCAATACCGAGGTTGAAGCATATTGGGCAGAGTGGTGGGACAAGTGCGATCTAACCACAAGACATACTGGCTCAACGCTTATGCAGGTGGCGATGATGTCGATGCTCCGAGACGGAGATTTTTTGATAGTCCTCGTGAGAGACAAGGACGGCAACCTAAAGATTCAAGGCATTGAGGCAGATAGATTGGGAGACCCATTCAAGGTTTATACAAGCCTAGATTTGATCGGTGGAATCCATATCGACCGAGATACTGGTGCTCCAAGTGCTTACGACATTTACAACCGAAGCATCGGGGATTTCTATACCTACCAGACAACCATCCCATCAAGCCAAGCCTTCCACTTGTTCGACCCACTCCGAATTGACCAGTATCGGGGAATCTCCGCTTTCCATACCGCAATCAATGACGCAACGGACATTTACGATATTATCAACTTTGAGAAGATGGCCGCAAAGAACGCAAGCTCACAAGCTGGCATCGTGAAGAGGAATAACAACAATGCCTCAGATCTCTCCTCGCTCACAAACGATGAGAACATTAACGGCGATACAATCAAGCTGGAAGCGATTGAGTCTGGCAAAATCTCTTATCTAGAACCGGGTGAAGATATTATTTTCCCAGATGGGCCGAGCCGACCAAGCGGAGCATTCGCAGAGTTCCACAAGATTCTTTTGAGGAACATTTGCCTTGGCCTTGGCATCCCCTACAGCTTCGCCGTTGACCCTTCCGCTATGAGTGGCCCGACAGCCCGACTAGAGATGCAACAAGCCGGACGCACATTCCGCAGATACCAGAAGCTCCTAGATGATAAAGTTCTTCGCCCGATTAAGAACATCGTGATTGCTGATGGAGTTGCAAGGGGATTGATTGAGAAGAATGTTGGGACAAGGACAACTAGGGGCATCTTTAACTTTGGTGCGAATGTATCGATTGATTTGGGCAGAGAATCAGCTTCCGCAATTTCCGAGTTCAAGACTGGACTTCGCACCGCCTCCGATATTTATGCCGAGCGAGGCCAAGACTTTGAAAGCTCTATGAGGCAGAGGGCAATTGAGGCCAAACTAATTAAGGATTTGTCCGAGAAGTACGGCGTAGACCCAGAGACAATTTCTGATATTGTTCCCCCAAAACCCACCCAGACCAAACCCGAAGCACCCTCGGTTAATCCAGTTATCCCCGCGAAGGATAGCCCAGAAAATGACGATGACATAGGGGGCGACCAAAAACCAATTCCAGAAGATCCGATTGACCCATCCTCCGAGGAATTAGAGGTTAAAAAAAAAGATACTGAAGAGGCTTTAGCCAAGCTAGACCCAGCTTCTATTAAAATGCTCATCGCTGGTATGATGGGTGGGATTGAGTTGGGCAAGTACGATGAGATTGATTTTACCCCACCACAAGGGGCTAGAGATGCCGCTAAAAGAGCTTTGGATGTGCGGGAGGGCAAACCAGCCAGCCAAAGAGGAATGACCCCGGTGGGCATCGCTAGGGCGAGGGATTTGCAAAATGGGGTGAAGATGTCTCCAGACACAATTCGCAGAATGAAAGCCTTTTTCGATAGGCACGAAGTAGACAAGAAGGGTGCAACTTGGGACGAGCAAGGGAAAGGCTGGCAAGCGTGGAATGGATGGGGTGGCGATGCTGGGTATGCTTGGGCAAGGAAAGTAGTTGGGCAGATGGAGGCGAGGGACAACAAGGAACTTGCCCGACCAGTCTCCCAAACCCCTGCCCCTCCTAAAGAGCGAATCAAAGGCTCAAAGGAGAACCCCGAAGGCACAGCATCGACCAGAAGCAAAGCTGGTGACATTGAGATTTCAGAGCAGAATGAGGAAGCCCTTAAGAACAAGATTGCCAAGTTCAAAGACAAGCACCCCTCAAGGAAAGCCCCTACTCTTGGAGCATTAAAGAAAGTATTCAGAAGGGGGGCAGGGGCGTTCTCCACCAGCTTCCGACCCACTATCAGCGGGGGCAAGCCTAACTCAAGGAACGCTTGGGCGATGGCAAGGGTGAACAAGTTTCTAAAGATGGCAGGTGGCGGTGAGGTCAAGAAGTCATATCGAGCGGCAGACGGCGATCTCCTTTGACATAATCTAGGCATTTATGCCTCTACCCCTACCTTCCGCAGACGAATCAGAGCAAGACTTTGTATCCCGCTTTATGGGTGACGAGCAAGCTATCAGCGATTTTCCAGACGAACAACAAAGGGCGGCGGTTGCCTATTCTACTTATAGGGACGATGAGATGGAGGAAATGGAGCTAGGGGGAGTGAGCATTTTGGAGGTGGGAGAGGCTAAAGGACACGACCTTTTCGTGGATAAAACAAGCCTAGAGACTGCCCTCAAACTTATGGCAAGTGCCAAAAATGGCGTGAAAGTTAAGATGAATCACGGCTCTGGCCTTGAGGCTGTTGTGGGATTTGCTAGGAATCCACGCATTGAAGGGGACAAGCTAGTGGCCGACCTTCGCCTACTTCGCAACTCGCCCCACTACGGATTGATTAAAGAGATGGCGTCCGAAGCCCCCGACCAGTTTGGGGTTTCCCTAGCCTTTGTGAATGAGTCCGAGACCATCAATGGCAAGGATTACATCCGCCCCCAGAGCATCGCCTCTGCTGATTTAGTTTCCAGCCCAGCCGCCACGAATGGATTATTCGAGGAGATGGTGAAGTTTATGGAAAAACTCGGTTATGTGCAGGGAGGCAAGACCATCCCAGCCGTAGCCAAAGAAGCCGTGGAGGAAGCTCCACTTGACAAAAAGGACAAAACAAATATGGAA